CTGCTTTTGACTCTGCCGATGGCACAGGCACAGAGGAAAAAAGATTAACAGCAGAAGAGGCCGCAGCACAGGAAAGTGAAAAGCCTGATGAAGGTGATCTTTTATCGACAGACGCAGTGACAGAGAAAAAAAGAATCCAAGAAATTGTTACTTCAGATGATAAAGAGTTACAACAGGGCGAGTTAAAACGTTTAATGGCAGAGTTTACCGAAAACGCTCCTGAATATGAGGGCATGGGTAAGGGTCTTGCGATTGCTAAAATTGGCTTTGCCATGGCTGCGGGTCAAAGTCCAAATGCGATCACTAACATAGCATCAGCACTATCTGATGGTGCTGATATGTTAATTAAAGACAATAAAGAACGGCAAGCATTCAATAGACAAGTTAAATTATCTGCTCTTCAGTACGGTTTAACAGAAGTTAGCAAAAGACGTGCAGCAAAACGCTTAACAGAAAGCGATATTGAAAAAGAAAGAAGACAAGTAGCAAGAGAAATTGATAAAGAAGGAAGAGTAATTAAAACTTTTGTTGCTGGCCCTGGTGGCACGACATATCGTGGTAAATTTTATGAACAAAATACAGATGTCCCGGTTCTTCAAAAAGATATCTATGAAAATAAAGCTCCTACGAATCTTACAAACACTACTGTCGTGCAAAGTTTTAACGCAAAAGAAGCAGCATTTGCTAAAGCAAATAACGAGGCACAGAAAAGAGGGACGATAACCGCAAAAGAAGCAAAAGCACAACAAGAAAAATATTCAGAAGCAGCGAAATCAGCAAGAGAAGCTGAGTTTGGTATTAGTTTTGCCGAGAGCGCGTTAGTTACCGTATCTGAAAAAGGAGATGAGGTTTTAGGTATTAGAGGTAGCGTTAATACCCTTATAGGCAGAAGTTTAAGTGCTGTGGGTATGAATCCTGACGGATATGACGATGCAGATAAACTTCGTTCCGATTTTGCAATCATGTTGCAGAGTTTGGTTCCCACCACTCTTGCAAGCACACAATCAGCAAACTCCATATCAAATCGTGATGTTGATTTTTTAATCACAGCATTTTTTGGTGAAGGTGCAATTGGTGGTGGTCCGCTTTCTTTCTATACAACAAATCAAGAAATAATGGCTGGAAGAATTCAGGCAGCAATGCAAAAAATGAGAGATGCACAAACAACATCTTTTGCTGCCATGAATGAAGCTGAATCAATTGTTGGAGGCTTTACATATGCTCCAGGTGGAAAAGAACCAATTAGTAGGGTTTTAGAGCCATCAAAAGAATTGGCAAAGAAATTGGGCGTTCTTCCGGGCAACGTAGCTAAAACTAAATTTCTTTTAGGGCAAGACGAACAAGGTCGAAATATTTACGATTTGACGGGTGAATCCTAATGGGTGAAATTGTTGTCAGAACAAGTGAAGGAGACTCTGTTTTTAAAATCGCTGGTAATGAGCCTACGGAACAAGAGGAAGCTCAGATTCGTGATATTCTTGGACTTGGACAAGCACAAGCCCCTTCAAAAGAAATAGATCTTGCAACAGCCACCACTGACGAAATAAGAGCGTATGCTCGTGAAAAAAGAGCACAAGGAATAGACCCAGCGACCGGCCAACCGTTAACTGAGCAACAATTTCTTGAAACATACAAAGAGCCTGGGGTGGATTACACCACTGGGGTGGACAATGTTGAGGGATTTTCTCGTTTTACATTCGGTAGTCTTGAAACTAAAGAAGAAAAGAAAGGTTATTTAGACAAGGTCATTGGAAAAGAGAGTTATCGAGAGGACGCAATAGGTCGTTTAATCTTGAACCAAGAGGGCCGCTCTAAATTAGGTTTGGGTCCGGGTGAAGATGTAGCCTTTGACGAAGAAGGTCTTACAACAGGAGATATTAAAGACTTTATAGGAGCCGAAGGGGTGCCTATACTTTCTGCTGTTGGTGCATCCTTAATGACCACCGGAGTTGGTTTTGTACCTGGAATAGCTCTTGTTGCTGGAGCCGGTGCTCTTGGTAAAGCGGCTGATGAAGCCGTAGAGTATCTTAGAGGATTTCAAAAACAATCGCTCAAAGACGTGGCCCTAGCATCTGCAATGGAAGGTGTGTTTTCACTTGGTGGAGATATTGTTGGTCGAGGTATTGCCAAAGCTGCTGGTCGAGCGATTAAAGGCCCTGTTACAGAAGCGGCAGAAGCGCAACGAGCGGCGGGAAGAGGACTACTTGACAGAGATCTAAGACCTACAATTGGTGGAGCAACTTCTGAAGGTTTTCGTCCTATCCTTAACCGTATCCAAGCGATTTACGAAGGTGTGTTTCCTAACGAGAAGGCGGCTAAACAAAACCTTGGCATCTTGTTAAAAGAACTTCAAGAAACGTCTAATGTTACAAAAGTAACAAATCAACAGATTAATGATCTGGGCAAGGCTGCTCGTGAAAAAATAGAAGAGCAGTATGCAAAAGACAGTAATTTTCTGGCAGGTATGCAAAAACAGGTTGATAAAGAGATTGAAGATGAGATAGGTGCTTTGATTGCCCCCCTTCAAAAAGGTCTTACACCAACAAAAGATATTTTTGAAAAAGTTCGATTGGCTCAAGTTAAGTTTGATGAAAACATAGACAGACTGTACACCAGAGCAAATAAAAATTTAAAAGGTGCTCGTTTTGTATCTGTTGCTGGCATTCGAGAAGCTTTTGATGAGGCCGTCCAAAAAGACATTAGTTACGGAAGAGCGTTAAAAGATCACCCCATAAATGATTTTATTTCAGAAATTGAGCAAAAAGGGGCGGCAACAATTGAAGAAGTAACTAGGCTTAAACAAGAATTTTACAAAATGGCTAGAAAACCAGAATTGTTTACACCAATCGCTGGAATTGACCCATCTCTTTTAAGATTAATAGGACTTGCTGCAAGCAACGCAGTAAAAGATATGGAGGGCACGTTAGCCAAACTTGTAGAAATAGATAAGTATCCTGATTGGGTGGCTGGTCCTGGTGGATTAGCTCCTAGTCCAGAGAAAAAACAACTTATAAAAGCTTTAAATTTAAGCGTGGATGAAGAAAGCTTAGATATTTTAAGCGGGTTAGATAAGAAGGTTCTTGCTGAAAATTTAGGCTTGTTAAGACGCACGGGCGATCTTAATTCACAAGGTAAGGCTCGTTTTGATAATTCAGTCGTTCAGTCTCTAATGAATGAGGCTCGTCTTAAAAACGGGCAATTAGATACTCGGTTTGTGTACAACTCTTTAATTAAAGACGGTGATGCTCGAACCGTGGATATGCTGATGAAGGCAGTTCGTGGTATGCCAGAAACACCAATTGTTGATCTGGGCGAAAGTCAAAAAGCTCTTGCTAAGACCAAAATCGACGGTAGAAATTATCAAGATGTGTTAGACGAGGTACAGTTTTTACCTATAGACGATCAGTATCGTAAGAGAATTGAAAAAGAAGCTGCACGAATAACACAGGAACAATTAGAAAAAGATATATCTTTAGGCAAAGGTGCAGAATTAGCAGAAACACTAAGACAACAACTTTTAAGTCAGTTTATCAAAGATTCCGTCAAAACATCTAAAAGAATCAGTAACACCGGGGTAGAGGTAATTGATGGTGCACGTCTTGCTGGTCAACTAACTTCTAAAGGCGCAGCTATTGACCGTTTACTTGGACCACAAAAGAAAGAGTTCAACGACATGGTTGATGCGTTAGCACGATCTAATGTAGACGTAGCTCCTGAAGTTCTCGAAGGCATCACTAAAGGAGATCTTTTATCCTCGATTCGCGGAATAAAAAATCTGGAAAAAACTCAAAAAATTATGTCCCGTGACACGATTCGCAAGAAACTAGCTTCAGGGGATCTTAACCAAATTACAGATACGCTGTTAAAGGATGCGGGAGCAGCAGAAGTTGCTAAAGATCTTTTAGGTGATGAGGTTTTTGAACAAGCTAAAGATGCGTCTATGGCACGAATTATCCAACAGATTGGTGGAACGGTTACTAAAGATGGGAAGATAGAACTGTCTGGAAATTTTTTCGAGGACTTCACTTCTGGTCGATTAGGCAAAAAATTAAATACTCTTCTTAGCAAGACATATAGTCAGGAACACATAGACAATTTGTTTGGTAAAGACACATATAGATCTTTGATGACAATTTCTGAAGATATGATATCCGCATCAAATGCCGCCATAGCTGGGAAAGGTGGTCTTGCCGCACCAGCAGTTGCGGCTAGTTTGGGTTTCATGGCGTTTTTAACAGGGCCACTAACCGCTGGTGTGACAACTGCTAGTTATTTAATTGCATCTCGATCTTTGCGTAACCCAACAGTGTTAAAAGCCATGATGTCTTCTCGCAAAAAGAACAAAGTTTCTGAACTATTTGCAGGTAAACTTAAATCTGATGATCCTATAGGACAAGGAGTTCAAGCGGCCTTACAAATAGCTAATGCTGCTATTGCCGTTCCAATCAGATATACCGCTAATCAAGGTACCGAAGAACTTGCTCCCTCTGTTGAAGCGGCTCGACAAGAGGCACAGGCTAGAGCACAGCAAGCACAGACTCAACTGCCCACACCACAACAGATACTGCCCGCAGTGCAAAGTGGCCTACAGAATCTTAATCCGTTCCAGACTCAAGACACACAACAACAAGGTGTTTCACCAATCCTTGTACCTAACCCAGCAACAAGAGCCGCTGTAGGGAGCCAGTAATGGATAGACAAAGACTTTTTGCACAACTCCGGCTACATGAGGGTGTGGAGCACAAGCCATACCAGTGTACAGCTGGATACTTGACCATAGGCGTGGGTCGTAACATCGAGGAACGAGGACTGTCCGACGATGAGATCGATTATATCCTCAACAACGATGTCAACATTGCCACCGACGAACTGGTCAGAACCTTTGATTGGTATGCTGACCTTGATGAAGTGCGTCAGCGTGTCGTGGTAGATATGGTATTTAACCTTGGAATGCCCCGCTTCCAACAGTTTAAGAAGATGATCCAAGCCTTGGATGAAGGGGACTACAAAGAGGCATCAATCCAGATGATGGATTCCAGGTGGGCATCTCAGGTAGGACAGCGTTCAGAGCGTTTACGGGACATGATGGAGACTGGTGAGGACTCGACTGAGTTCTAGGTCGAGGGCTCCCACCTAAACTTGTCCTGATAGTACACGTCTTGGGGTTCACGGCTTCTGTTTGGAACGTCCCACGTTTGTGCTTTATTCTCTCCAGTTATCTTCCAACCAGCACCACGAAGACTTGACCCGCTCTCACACTGTAGCGTGTATGTAATCATTCTTGTGCCACCCATCTGTTGCCAGATCCTCCAGCATCTTGCATAAAGAAAGGAGCAAGCATTTTTTGGAGCGTCAGGACAGGCACACAGTCGCCTGATTTCTGCCGTATACCTATCGTCCGCTCTTCTCGCTACCGGTCTGGCTACAATAGCTACAGCCACAAGCTGACCGTCGTAGATAGCACCGATTGCAAAGCGACCGCCTTGTGTTTTCTTACTGTGCCGATGATGTTCTGCAACGAAGTTATTGGCTTCAGTGATTGTGATCGGACAAGCTTCAAGGTTCATCCAACTTCCCCCCAGTTGTCACCTAACTCCTGATCTACTTTGCTTGGCACACGAAGATCGACACACGTTTCCATGATCTCTTTGATCCGCGATGCTTGCTCCTCGGAACTAATACTGAAGCACAGTTCGTCGTGTACGGTCAGTAGAGGCATCAAACCCTCTTTATAACACTCAGCCATTGCCTTCTTCGTTTGATCCGCTGCAGAGCCTTGTATGAGCTTATTGAGGGCTTTATAAGTAAACGCTCTGCGTATACCTGGGCCGTACTCTTTAATAGCATCTTCGTGCTTCATTGGCTTGTTATACCCAAAAGAGTTTGGTTCCCACAGATCAAACCGACATTTACGACCTAACAAAGTTCTTATCTGACCGTATTGAGCCGCCTGTTTAGTTGCCATATCTGCGATTCTTTTAACAAAAGGCACCTTACTATGGTAATTGTCCAAAAGATCTTTTGCCTGTTCTTGTGAAATATCCAAAGTATTAGCAAGCTTACCTCGACCCATGCCATACATAATGCCAAGATTTACGGTCTTAGCTTCTTTACGACCAATTCCTGCCATATCTGCCACAATCTGATGAAAGTCCACATCCTCTCTGTTGTATGCAGCCACAATCTCCTCAACCCTTGGGTCTTCATATTTACGTGCAAGTAAAGCAGAATAATGAACTAACAGCCGTGGTTCCTGACTTGAGTAATCGAAAGAACCCCAAAGTTCTCCATCTTCGGGTAAAAACAATCCACGGATTGCTTTCTTCAAGTCAGGGTCACGCGCTGGGATTTGTTGCAGGTTTGGATTGCTCGAGCTAAAACGTCCAGTAACAGTTCCCGCATCGTCTGAACGTAACTGATTAAACTCACAATGTATTCGACCGTTATGCTGGTGTTTAAAAATCGAATCAATAAACGTGCTGTTTGCTTTGTTTAATTCACGCAACTTGAGGATTTTAGTTGCGACTTCGTGAGAACAAGTCTGCAAGAACGACTTGGTAATGGAAGGCTGTTGCGACTTCTCTGTTTTTGTATAACGTATTTTGTAGTGGTCAAGAACGGAGGCAACGCTTGTCGCCACCCAAGGCTCGACCAACACGCCCGTGTCTTTGTATATTTCATCTAATAAACCCTGCTCTTTTACAGCTAATTGTTTTTTAGTTTCTTCGGCTTTGTCAACATCAACACGCACACCTTTTTCACGCATGTTTAACAGTAAAGGAATTAATGAACTCTCTAGTTCAAAAACATCCATCAAAGAATTTTTTTCTATTTCTGTTTCAAACAGTTTCCAAAGTTTCAATGTTAGCGCGGCATCTTGCTCTGCGTAACGACCAACGTACCTGGCAGGTAACTTCCAAAGTTCTGCTTTTGGGTCAATGCCCCAATCCTTTGCTGCTGCTCGTAATTCTTTTTCATTCTTTCTATCATTAAGATAGTCACGTCCTAAGTTGTTAAGTGAATAAGAGAATCGGTTTTCATCCAACAGTGGAGCCGCAATCATAGTGTCTATGATCTTGCCCTGCACCTCTACACCCGCCCATTTCAACCAACCTAAATCATAAAGGGCATTGTGAAACACTTTAGCTACATTGGGTGTAGCCATCTGTTTCTTGAGCCATTTCATTACTGCGTTCTGAGTCAGATTGCCACCAGCTTGATGCTTAATCGGATAGTAGGCATAAAAATCACCAAAAGCGATTGCGACACCAACAATAAACCCATCATTTCTGACCCATCCAGGACCCTTTGTTAAAAGGTTTGGATCACAGGTTTCTAGATCAACAGCAACATATTTTGCTTGAGAGACATCAGGAAATATTTCTGGTGCAACCCAATCCTGTTCTACTGTGTCTAACTCCATGTAATGAAGAAAACTTAGCTGGCTACTGTCTTTTTTCATTAGAGGGGATATCCGTAATTTGTGTTGGGCTCTAATATGTGCAAATTTTGTTTAGCCCGCGTTACGGCTGTGTAAAACACCCGATGTTCATCGTCTGGATTTGTTTCTAACGATTTGTGAGGTAGATATCCCATGTCCTGTAACAGCAAAACATTATGATCCTCTCCACCTTTCATACGATGAATAGTAGATAATTTGATTTTAGGTTGTATCGGTATGCCGTCATGGTATCTACGACACAACGACCGCCAATATATCCGATCTTCTTCATTAAGATTGATTGCATCCTCCGATGAACTGTTTTTGGCACAAAGTAAACCATGATTAAAAACAAGATCGTCATAAGACAATAATGTTGATGGGTCAATTGTCTCTAAGGTTTTAGCCATACCAAACTTAATTTTTGCATCATCGCCACGTTTAGGCATCAAAGAATACAAGTGTATCGCTTCGTCTGTTGGAATTGATCGTCCCTGAGATAGTGCCGCCCAAGCTTGCATACCTCTTAAATTATCCTGGTTAAACGATAGCCGTCCATTGCGTAAGAACATCTGACCGTTACGTTTTAACTCTTCTCCTATTCCAGTTAATCCTTTAGTGGTTCTTGCCATTACAGTCCATGACCCCTCCTCTAAATTGAGTTCATCAAAAGACATATGAAAGTTAATTGACCCCTCTTCATCACGAGGACTCCAATCCTTGCTTTGTCGTTGTGAAATTCTGGAGGCTATATCTATGGATAAGTTGTGGATAGATTTTGGCACACGGTAAGATTGATTTAATACTTGAATATCGGAACAGATGTTCAACATATACCGTACATTAACACCAGTATATCGAAATATTGCTTGATCATCGTCACCAGCATAATAGATACGATCAGCGTTTTTACTTAATACTTTGACTTGTTGCCACTGTAGGGGAGTCAAGTCCTGTGCCTCATCTACAATAAGTAAGTCTAAGTTAGGACCTGTTCCTTGCAGCACCATCTTTTCAATCATATCTGTAAAATCAAACTTACCAAACTCTTCTTTATAATTTTTGTATACCTGATCCAACTTTTGCAAAAGCTCCCAGTGCATTTGATAATCAGCATTTTCATTAAACTCGTGCTCAAGAGTAACCCTTCGCATTTTGGCTCTTTGAATTAATGTTAAATACTTATTGCCTTCTTTTGCAGACATGATTATCTGCCCGTCCTCATCGTAGATTTCACGATTATCAAAAACCATACCCATCGTCTGACCGATCTGACGAAGGTCATAAATGTTGATAATGTCGCTCTGTCGCATACCCGTCCACAAAAAACCCATACTATGCAATGTGCGAAAGTAAGGTGTGTCATTACTGGTCAGTCCAAGCTCTGCACCTGCCCGCTCTCGAGCTTCTGTAATTGATTTACGAGTAAAGGACACAAAGCC